CGATCATGGCTAGGGTCGCGCTCGTGACGATGCCCCCCTCAGCCAGCATCGGAATGTTAGGGACATCAAAGCCCTTGCCGCCAATACCAGGCACCCAAGACGGAACCGTAAAAGACAATTTGCCAATGGTGCTGTTCCATAGACTAGCGATGGAGTTGAACACAGTTTTGAACACTGTGACCATAGTTTCCACATACGGAATGACAATCTTTTGAACGCCAAACTTGATGTACTCAAATACTTTCTTGAATACCTCTATCCAGATTTTTATTGCTGGAACAATGATGTCCGTAATGTAGAACTTGAGGAACCCAAACACGGTGTCAACAACGTTTCTGAACCCTTCAAACTTTGTGTAGGCAATGGCAAGACCAGCAATTAGCAGACCAACGCCAATAACGATTAGCCCGATTGGGTTGAGAGCCATGGCAATGTTGATTGCCACAATGGACGCTGCAATTGCTGCTAAAGCGCCAGCGATAATCATGAATGTTTGTGGGTTATCTTGTGCCCATGTCGCAAAGGATTGGAGATACGGCAACACCTTCTCAATGGCTGGCAACAAGGCTGCACCAATAGATTCTTTTGTTTCGTCAAAACCAATTTTGAGTCGAGCAAATTTGCCTGCCGTGGTTTCGGCTGCTTTTGCAGCTGCGCCACCAGTGGTCTGGGAAAGTGCGTACATAACGTCCTCAAACGATGCGCCGTCCTCGATCATCTGTCGGTACTCGGGTGCAAGTTTCTGAAGGGCTTTGAGGTTGCCTCCATAGGCTTTCTCTAACGCTCCGACCACACTTTCTAGTGGTTTGCCTGTAGCCACGCTGATGTCCATGGCCTGTTCAGCCAATTTTTGAGCTTCGGTGACGTCACCTGTTGCCCTGGCAAGCCTGTCAAATGCTGGTCTTAGTTTGTCGTCTGAAAAACCAAGAAGTTTGCCTTGCTTAGTAATCCAATCCTCGACGCTGGCGATTTGAGCGTCGTTAGCACCAGTGGTTTTTTGAAGGCTAGTCGCAAGTTTGTCCTGCGCTGCAGCGTCCTCAATAGCGCCTGATACTGCATCACCTAAAACAACGGCTAAACCAGCCAACGCTGCTGCTGCAGGTGCTGCTGCTTTCTTGATGGCAAATTGCGCTTTCTTGCCAGCGCCTTCAAGACTCTTGAATTCGTTGATGGCTTTGTCAATACCTTTAGAGTTGAACTCCGAAACAATGGGAATGTAAACAGCCATTATTTGCCTAGCGTTCTATTTACTTGGTTGAGCACTTGCTCAATGGCCTGCAAAATGTCTTTAGTGGCTTGGCCATAAATGTATTCACGCTCACGCCACATGCCACGCTGGGCAGGGCCGTATGCCGTGGTGAGGTACGCAGAGAATTGGCCTGTGTCGCCACGCAAACCTGCCATGTCAAAGATTGCACCGGCAGCATCTTTTTGTAGCAACGTCACAAGAGGCGATGAGCCACGCTGGCTACGGCCACCCACCTGAATTGTTACACCCTTGCGCACTTTCTTAGGGTCATACGAAAGGCGACCTGTGCCCTTTTTAGAGGGTGCCATACCTGATAGGGGTGGCTGTGCAGGGTAAGTCATTGAGACGCGACTCACCATCTCAGCACCACTGGCCTTGATCTGGTTCACAGCTTTGAACTTGGTTTTACTGTCAATCTTTTGCAGTTCAGCCAACGCTGCCTTCAGGCCGTAAATCTCGGTGCTTGCTGTAACGCTCATTTGGCCTTTTTCCTCTGCTCATTGATGATACTAATGCAGGTGTTCAGGTCGGGTACGTCAAACTCTATTTGTGGTGGCCACCAGCCACACTCGACTAGCAGTGTTGCTAGGGAATGTCGGTAGGTGCCACCTCGGTAGGGTTTGCGTCTGGTTGCTCAATCACCTCAAGATTCACCAGCTGCTTTATGAAGTCGTCAAGCATAAGAGGCACAGTCACTGCACCTTGCTGTTTGCTTGCCTCATGAGCCATGTATGCCAAGTCCTCAATACCGAGGCCACCTTCTTGTATCTGGCTAATTTTGCGCTTGTATTTGCGCTCCCACATAACGATTGTGTAGAGGTTCGTTGTGACTGTGTAGTCACCCGAGCCGATGTTTACGAGCATGGTTAGTTGCATGTCGGGTCTGCTTTCTGTTTAGAGATTAGGGCGATGTAATGTCGCGTGCGAATGTGCCACCGGTGAAAGTTACGTCAATCATTGACAGCTCACCGTAGGAGCCTGTGATTGGTGTAAACGATGACAACATGGCGTTTGTGATGGTGTACTCAGGGTTAGACGCTGACTCGGTAGCACCTGCAGGAGAAATGACTAGCACTGATGTGCCTGAACCAACTGCAGCAAACAATGTGGCTTCAACAGATGAAGCGCCGTATGCAGCGTAAAGCGTCAGAGTGACCTCTACGGCTTGCAAGCCTTTTACAAAGACATGGCCTGCATCGCCGAAGCTGGTGGACTCGAGCGAGTCGTAGCCAACGGTCAATGTGGCAGATGAGCAGAGCGTTGTTAGATCAACAACGGAGCCACCTGTGGCTGGGTTGAGGGTCACTGTTGGGTTTGTGAGATAGGTGGTAGTGCTGGTGGCCATTTTCAGTCCTTTGGTGTTAGGTGTTGTCGGCCACCAGTGATGCTTTTATTATGTCAGATTTTACTAGGGCAGGTGAGCATTATAGGTATGCAGCCTGCAGGGATATTTGTAGATCATAGGCAGGGAACTCTTGCCCACCAATACTGGCAAGCCCTGGCCTGCCATCAGTCACTGCAACATTCTTGTCAAGTAATGCAGCTGCGATTGCGAGCAATGGCCTGAGGGTATCTAGGTTGCCTGGGCCTATGCCGATGACGCGCACAGGAAAACGCATCGTGACGATTTTGTTGTTGAAAGCCTCAAAGGTAGGGGCATCAATAAAGCAGCAGTTGCTGTTGAGATTTCGAGGGTCTGTCACAACTCGCAAGCCACTAATCGTGGCCAGCGTGGTGGCTAGGTCGTCTATGGCCTCATTGAACAGGTCGGTGTAAGCCATTACGCAACAGCAGGCCTATCAATACCCAGCAACTGTTTCACCATCGGTGTAAAGGCATTAGTGGTAATTGCTTGGCCCATTGAGTCAAAGCTTGCAAATTGATCGATACTTCCACGCTGCCTAAAATAAGCGCCAGCCAGCATTATTGTGCCGAGCGTGCAATCGCCAGATGGGCTGGTTGCAAGCGCATCGTAATACCCTGCCTCTTGCCTACGCCGATAGGCCACCTGGTTACCGGCAGAAACACACTGTGCCAAAAAGGTTGTCTCATCGGCGCTAGGGCTGGTAAGGCCAAGCCACAGCTGAACCTGTGCGCTGGTTACCCAAGTGCAAGTTTGCGTATATGTCAGGGTGCCAGGTGGGATTGCTGCAGAGCGTTCTAGATCATCATCGGCATCGTAAAACATCACCTGGTTAGGTATCGGCACATCAGGGTTGAGTAGCAGGTCACCTTCAGAGTCTGTGCCTGTGTACAGATACTGAGGCAATGCGTAAACAGTGTGTGTGCCGTTGAGACCGTGGCCTAAACCAGCAAGGGTAATGCTTTCACCGATGGCAATGTCGGTTGCCTCAAGTGTTTGTACAACAGCGTAATTATCTAAACGCTGATGAAAGATGACTGAGTATGTAGCCATGATTGGCTATCGCCTTTCGGGTTAGGCGATTACGATGCTTTGAATGAAGCTTGACTTAGCCACGAAAGTAGCAAAGTAGCCGTAGTAAGAGAATGTGCGTCCCAATGTGCTTGGTACTTCTACTGACATGAGGCCACGCTGTTGTTCGTAGATTTCGTAACCAGGTGCGTACACAACAAGCATGGTGCCTGCAGCAAAGTTGTTATCCACAACAAGGTTGAGACCCATGACATCCATACCGGTGTAAGCAAGGCCACCTACACGACCAATGCTGTTTTGTCCGATAACACCGTTTGTGGTGTAACCCAAGATTGGGCGCTTCGAGCCGTCAAGCTGTGAGCCCAACTTTTCCCATACATCTGGGCTTACGCACAAGTGGGTTGGGAAGTAGTTGCTGTCCTCGGTGATTTCGCGCGCTGCGTCATACAAAGCGTTGATCAGTGATGTTGGGTTGTCAGCTGTGACAGTCCATGTTGAGCCTGATGCTGTTTTACCAGCAACAAGGTTGTCGGCTGCGATGTTGTCTGTTGCAATCAGGTACTCGCCTGCAAGGTCATTGAGCACAAGGTTCAATGCTGCAGGATCGGTGAAGTCAATGTCTTGTACTGACAATGTGACTTGGCCAGCCACTGTCGTTTTTGTAACAGTGTTAGAAGCAATCACCATTGTGGTGGCTGATGCTGCAGCGCCTTCAGTCTGTGTTGCTGCGCTGGTGTGCGTAGTAATCGTTGGGCGAATGAAAGTCTTGCTTGGTGTGTTTGGCATGGCGCGTGCACCAAAAGCCGATACCACTGGGCGTACAAAGTTGAGGTCTTGGAACAATGGCCCAAGTACCGGCACTGGCAAAAGACCAGGCGTATCGGTAGTAAGTACATCGCCTGCAGCTGCTTGAAGCGCCGTCTGCTGGTTGCGTACTGCGTCCTTGTATGCAGCGTTCACATTGTGGAATGTGTCCCCACCTGCGTGCATTGCTGCAAGGTATTCGGCTGGGGTTGGCATAACAAAATTGCGCTTTGGCTGAGCAAAAACTGTAGATGCTTCGATTACTTCTGGGGCTGGGGTGTCTGACACTGGGTTCTCCTGTGGCTCTAGGGGTTCAGGAGTGTCGGCTTCCTCTTTTGTATTATCGCTTATTTCCTCATCTGATGTGGGGATACTCGCTGCTACATCTGTGATGGTAGCACCTGCAAAGGCTGGCTGTGGCACTAATGAGAGCTCTAACCAGTTTGCTGCAGTTACAATCATTACGCCGTTTTGGTCAATCTCAAACTCGGTTGGATTTACTCCAACGCTCACTGAGTCGAGCACGCCATCGGCTGCTAAAACAAGGGCTTCATCACCTAACGCTGTGGTGCTGATTTTTGCTGTAAACAGCATGCCATCTGGGGTGTCCTCGCGTGCCGTGACAATGCCAATGGCTTGGGTGCTGTCGTGGTACATGTACAGCTTTGGGTTTTTGCCATCTACAGGTAGTGAGCCAGGGGCGAACATAACCTCGGTGCCATCATTGACTGTGGCCACAACATTGTAGGGCGCTGCAATACCGGTAATGGTTCGGCGTGGGGTGCCATCGGCTGCTGCTGCATCGATGCTTATTGCTGTGGCGTTGAACCTGATCATGCTAATTCCTCTTGGGTGTTTTCTTGGGGCATGTCGGGGCTGTCCATTTTATCGGCTGCGTAATTCTCAACGAGGTACTCGTCTGCATCAAACTTTACATAAGTTCCTCGAGGCAAAACATTGTTTTGGCTCAATGTTGCTGCAATGCAATCGGCGTAGGCCTTCACGCCAAAAATGTAAAGGTCTGCCCTGGCTTGCTCTGAGGATTGGTACGAGTAGGAGCCTGTGCTTACGCCTACCAAATAGGGGGGCACATTTGTAAGGCGTGCACATTCAAGCGCCTGGTAGTTGGCTGCATCAATCAAAAGCATTTTGTCGGGTGTTGCTGTTGTCTCGGTGTAGCTCAAAAACTCGTTTAGTGCAGCTGTCTGATTGGTCGCGCGTGCAGCATTGAAAGCGCTAGCCAGATCAGCAAGCTCGCTGGCGCTTAGTGGTTCACCACCTGTTTGCTTCAAAACGCCAGCAGGTATTGACGATTCTGCATTGCGATAGCGTGCTGCTTCAAGTTTGATTGCTGTGGCTACGGTCTGCTCTGACATGTAAACGATGCCTTGAATGGGGCTAAGGAATTGCACTAGGTCTTTAGGGTCAATCATGTTGCCTTGAAAGTAAACCTCTTTAGATGGGGCAAACCACACTGGCCCTGCCTGGTCTTGTGTCGTCACTGAGCCTGCCGGTAGGCGTGTAAAGGCTGTTGGGTATCCATCTTGGGTGCGTGCTGTGATGTACCAAAAAGCACGGCCATAAAAAAACAAATCGTCAAATGTCCACGCCATCAAAAATGGGTAGGTAACGCTCGGGTCAGGCTGGCGTAGCCAAGTGCGTGGAGCAATATATACCTGCTCCATCTCATCACCGTTCCACATTTCGTTATACATTTTTAGAGGCATACAAGAAATGACCGAGGCCATGAGATCGCGTGCGCGTGAGATGGTTGCCACGCTCATAGCCCTGTTGCGTGCTGGGCCTTCAATGTAGGTGTAGTACTGGCCGATCAGGTTCACGCCTGCAGAGTTAGGCGAGTATCCACCGGCAGCTGCAGCCTTCGCTGGGGCAGGTGAGATTGCTGCTTTGTTTACTCGGTTGAATAGCGCCATGTTCGGATTATCTCACATTTTCTAGGTGGGGGGTGGCACTGCCCTGACCAATTCCCGACAGAAAGACCAGAGCAG